GGGCGGAGCCCAAGCGGTCCTGACGGCCAAGATCGTCAAGCTCGACTTCGCACATCAACTTCCCTCCCTCCATCGGGGCCCGGATGTTTGACAGTTTCTTCTTTCCTCCCGTTTCTGTCACTTCTCCAATCACGTATTCGCCCCGCTTCAAATATTTATACCCGGATACTTGAATGTCTGAATGATGCACGAACAAATCGCCCGAGACAAAGCCGTAGCCCTTTCGCTTGTTGAACCACTTCACTTGGAACATTTTAATTACATTGGGACCGTGGCTTTATATACGTTTAAGGCACCATGTCTGTACATATCATCGGCATGGTTTTCTCCTAAATAAACATATCCTTTCGAAACCAACAGGTTCTTAATGTGTGAACGTCTAGGTTCTACAAAATTGTGTTCTACATCAATCAAACCAATCGTATATTTATTAAAATCAAATGCCTTCAGTATCTCATATTCACTTCCTTCTGTATCAAGAGACAAATAATCTATAAATCTGGGTGCGTCACATTTTAATAACATGTCGTTGATGGATAACGTCTCCACAATGATTGTTTTTTTATTTGCGTCTACTTTTCTTTTGTGACAATCAATATGCTTTTGTAGACCAGAAAGACCATCCCCGAATTTGTCTCCAATCGGTTCCATTGCGATATCAAATTCTAGTTTAAGTCCAGTTTCGCTATAGATAGCATTATTTATGCATATTGAGTTTGGTCTGTTAATAACCAGTTTCTCATAATGATAAGGTATAGGCTCTACGCAAATCCCTTTCCATTTATAATCTCTTTCCATTAAATAGGTATTCGATATCTCTATACCATCGCTTGCGCCAATCTCAATAAAATAACCGCTGTGTTTACGATTATAAAAAGATAATACCTGTATATCCTGGTTTATTTGGGATATTGAAGATGAACCAAGTTCATACATATCAATGACTTTTTTCCATCTTCCCAACATTTCATCCTGGTGCTCTTTCGCAAAAAGTAGAATAGTTTCAGTTTTTTTAATAAAATCAGTTGTCTTGACCTTTTCTTGTAAATCGTTCCATGTATCAAAATAGACAAACAGTTCTTTGTTTTCCTCACAATACCACTCAGACAATGTCAATAGTTCAGGTTGAAAATATTCAGGCGTATAAGAATGGAACGGTGGCTGAAACCAACCCTTAGGCGCACCTATCGTAAAGAGCTCCATCAAAAAACGAACCGTAGGTATAAAAGTGACCATTCCATGTTGTATTCGTTCAAATAGCGCTATCGTGGACCATGCGTAAGGTATACAAATGATACCTTTGTATACCAACAACTCTGAAATATGGTCTGAAAATCGTTCACATTTATTGGGAATACCCAGTGTATGTAAATGTTCAGACAAATTCATTAATTTTGTTTCATTTTCGTATGGAGGGATATAGAATAGTTCTTTGTTCATATCGTAACTTTGGGTTTTATCTTTAGAAATGACATTTTTTCCTATTGGCTTTATGATAAGATTACCAACTTCTACTCTCTTAAGTTGAGAAGCATAAACAGACTCAATCATAGAGTTTCCAAAAATAAAAACATTCTTTCGGTTGGGGATATCTCGTAACAAACGATAAAATTCAGGGTCTATCGTTTCTGGTTTCATTTCATAGTCAAACCGGTTACATATCCAAATCATCAACAATTTAGACCAATTGTTTTGTAAAAATGGTCGACAGGTTGGACAGGTATCGGAAGTGATGATACCATCAAATGTATGAAAATAGGCCTGATGTTTATCCCAGCAGTTTTGGGCCCTATCATGGTCTATTTTATACAAATCATTTCCTTTCGTGATGCCGTCATCAAAATACATGACCTCCAATTCATGTCCAAGCTTTTTAAAGACATACTCTATTTCTAACTCGCATCCTTTGTGGAAGGTTATATGTAAAAGACGCATTAACTAGGGTGAGGTATAATCTTTATATAATTATGATACAAGGTTACTATTCGATTTTTCTATACCCTTCAACGCTTCATATAACTCAGACTGCTCCGAGGGGGACAGTTCCGACATGTCCATTTTTATCCATCGATACTGGGTCGGAGACAAATGTTCTTTTAATACAGACATCGTTTCGGTTTCTAACATACTTTCCAAAAGTTCATTCAACTCTTTTGTCAGGTCTGGGGAATTCAATAAAGATTGCCTCATTCGAGATGTCTGTTTCAAAAAGTTGTCCTCTTGAAGCAGATAGATGGATAGATGTTTGATTTCTCTGGTCAAGTCATTGTAATAACTCACCTGTTGTTGTTTAATCAGTTCAGGGGTGCTGGAATAATATTGTTGGTCTTTGTATTGAAGGACAAATCCAGAGGAATTAAAGGTTTTGACACAACCTTCAATACAGGTCTTGCATAATCGGGACGGCTTCAAAGGTAGATATTCCTTTTGTATTCGTTCACCACAAGCAGCGCATAGAAACAGTTGCTCATACAAGACAAACCTCTCCATAAAGCTCTTACAAGGGAACATTTTTCTACGCCATAGTTCACTTACATAAAGATACAAGGACGCATAGGCCTTTTTATGAAGGGTTTGTCTCGTCGTGTAATCCTCAAAGGAATGAACATACGAATAATCGAGACTACGAAACAAGTCGATGCACTCCTGGTAGATGGCCTCGACCGACAAAGCTCGAAGTTCGTCTTCGGTCATATGAATAGACGGAGAGAAAAGGTTTTGAAAAGAGGTTAACGCTTAGGGTGAACCTTATAGGCTCGTTGTAGCCTATACACCGTTCGACGACATAAGATTCTACATACCAAGGACGCAAACATATACAATCCTAATAGATTTAAATATAAATAAAATTAACTCGAATCAAGTTGTGCACGATAAAAATGGACACATTTCATTTCGCACAGGAGTGCTTCTTTGTGATACGATAGAATGACGTGATGGATACGCGGGTCGCGATGTGTCATTTGTAAGATTTCAAGAACCCGCAAATGAAACCCCAATTCCTGAAACGCAAATCTTCTCCGATGTAAAAGGTTGTCTCGGTCTTCTTCTCTCGTCCTCTGGTCCTCGATGGCCCAGCGGGCATTCTCTTTGGCTCGTCTACGATTCTCTATTTCCCTGCGTTCCTCTTCTTCAATGCGCTGGAATAGTTCAAGGTCAAGTGTATAAGGTTCTCTATAATAAAGTAGATGTTTATGATAGTCTCCTTGTTTATAAAGTTCATACATAACATATTGTTGTTTCTCTTTTCGGACACGCGCCTCTTCTTTGGCTCGACGATGGTCCTCAATGGAACGATTCAGAACCTCTTTCATGCGAACCTCTCTTTCCTGACGACGTCTTGACGCCTGTCGTGTGATACATTCTTCATGGAACATTCTCTCTATTTCTCTATTCGCTGAAAGATTCATACATAAACGTAACAGGTTAAAAAATAAGGAATATATATGCTGGAATATGAGGATTTTGCTCGGTTAGGTAAATACCTACATGAGTTGTCCATGAGTGTTATTTTTAGGTTCCATGCACGATACAAGGCACTGATTGTTCATAAATAGGTTATCCATTTCTAGCTGGTCCATGGCGAACTTCTCACGTAGGAACAGGTAAAACAAGTAGACATACATGGCCACAAACACATGCCTAACCGGATTGTTTTGGTTGACATATAAGAAGAACTCGATAAAGAGGGCAAACGCATGGACTGTGGTGAAGTATTCGATGAAATTCATGTTACCGAAAACATATAAATAGTTTCTCTTCAATTTTTACAATGAATGTATTTTGGTTTAGGCGAGACTTTCGGTTGTTGGACAACAAAGGTCTGAACGCACTCGCGCTTAAAAAGGAACCTATTACGTGTATCTTTATTTTTACACCCACGCAATTGAAACACAATCCTTTTTATTCCGAGAGAAGTTTTCAATTCATGTGTGAGTCCTTGATGGAATTACGGGAACTGTTACGGAAACGAGGCGGCGACCTTGCGTTCTTTTATGGCGAGCCCTTGGACATCCTCAAGAAACTCGACATGAAGACCCTCGCATTCAATCAAGACTATACCCCCTATTCCATAGAACGAGACAAGAAGGTCGTGGACTATTGTCTAGGCCATGGCATTGAATGTATTACAGAAGAAGACGTGTTGCTAGCCAACATGGGCACTTTTGTAAAAAAGAACGCGCAACCTTATGTGGTGTATACGGCTTTTAAAAACCGTGTATTACAGAATACACCCGATGAACCTCATACAGTAAACGCAAAGTTTGTCTCGTATCCAAGCACCTATGAACCCAAGATACCCCAACACGACCAACTCGAGGGAGGAAGAAAAAAAGGGTTGCTTCACTTGAAGCGCGAGTTCACTCGAGACATGCAAACCCCCATGCAGTTATCCCCCTATTTAAAATATGGTTGTGTCAGCATCCGAGAAGCTTATGGGTCCAATGACGACGAAGGATTTCGTGCACAGTTGATATGGCGAGAGTTCTTTTATTATTTAACTTTCTATTTCCCAAGAGTTTTGAAAGAGCGAAGTTCCTTTAAGGCTGACCCGATTCAATGGGTAGAGGACCCCGTAGGATGGAAGAACTGGACCGAAGGTAAAACAGGATACCCTCTGGTAGATGCGTCGATGCGACAACTGAATCAGACCGGTTTTATGACCAATCGAGGGAGACTCGTGACAGCCAATTATTTGACACGAACCCTCAAGATAGACTGGCGTAAAGGAGAACAATATTTCGCAACACATCTGATTGATTACGACCCGGCCATTAACAATGGCAATTGGCAATGGGTCGCAGGGACAGGGGCAGACAGGGCTCCTTATGCACAACGCATCATGAACCCCATTTTACAAGAGAAAAAACATGACCCCGATCATGCCTTTGTCCGAACCTGGATAAAGGATATAGAATGATATTGATAAGGGGAAAGAATGGAGCTCGCCTTTTTCTTGATGGACCCGTATCATCGACTGTTGCGAAACAACCAATGGACTGTTCGCGAAACAATCTATGCCGAATATTTAAACAATCATACCGATTTGAGTTGGACGCAATATTACCGTGGCTTAAGTCCTTCTATCCATCTTGTGGCCATGGAACTGGACCATCGTATTCGTGGAAAAGACTATACCGAATTGTCTCATCTTCGAGAGCTTGAATACGCACAAGTCTATCAAGACATGGAACTAAGGACGATAGAAGAAATTAGGAACAAACGAAAGGAATGGTTGAACACCTGTTGTTTACCTGCCCTGGTGCATCGTCTACTTCTGGAGGAACCCTAAAGCACTGATAAAGGGGTCGCGCAACTCAAACCGATGACCCAATACAGTCACCTCAATGACTTGTTCTAACTCATAATCTTCCATGTATATCAACGGGTTCAATTCACGCGTGAGATACACCACAATAGGATTTGCTCCTTTTCGAACTACCGCCCGTATACCAATCTTCGAGATACTTTCCACGGTGCAAGTCAGTCTCATTCCTTCATAGGGATGACATACTTGGACCAAAAACAGGACCCGGTATTCAATAAGGGTCCCGTGAATACCCCCCGAGCTATACGTGACCACCTTGGTGGTTTCAGGACGAACATAGCCTTCTTTGATACAACGGCCTTCTAGGTTGTCTCGGGCATACAATAAAAAATACTTTTCCATATCTCGCCCACAATGTTCAAACTTGACCGAGACCGTTTCCACGACCAGATTGGATACATACAAATGACTATCTTTGACCGTTTCCTTCATGATGGGCTCCAATGTCTCCACGGGTTCAGGATTTGGTTCTTTCACCTTACGCAAGGGAGCAAGTTGATTTCTATCCATCACATACGTGACCTTGTAAGGATAGACAGCAAAAGCATCTTCTAAAGAACGTTCATTTTTATAGTCTTTCAATAGAATCCTCGTCTCTTTCTCTGGGTCTTTTTTTTCGGTCTGATAGGTCGTGACAAAGTCGTCCATCTCGTAAGGTCGAACATAGATGGAGAGTCCTCCGAGTTGTTCCATTCCATTCATTTGAGAACGCTTCATGTCTTCCACGAGTTCGTCCCATTGTTTCAATTCTTTGACTTCACCCTTGAGTAAGGTGCCTTCACTGGGCTTATACAAGGGAATTTTTTGTCTCGACAGTCGGTTTATCAAAGCATCTTCTTCTCCAGCCATAAAGGTATTCGGAAATCCATTGATTTTTTCAAATTGTTCGCCCGTAAGACCGATTACACCCGGTCCATAAAGAACCGCCTTGTCGCTATGTTTAAAATAGTTCGCAAACATGGCCTCGTCTGGGTAGGCATCCGACGCGTGAAATACATAACGATCATAACGTTTTTCTTTCGCCAAAAGATATCCCACATTCCACAACAAGGCTCGTTTTAAGGACTCTGCGTTGTTTTGGTCGACTACATAAATATCCATCAAATGCTTACCTAAACCATAGGACGACAAGGTCTTTAGTTTTTCGAGATGTTCCAAGTGATTGCGATGAGGGACAATCAAGGCCATCCGAACAGCCGAGACACGACTGTCCTCTGTCGGAAGAGACAAAGGTTCTACTTTCGGGTTCATCGTTTCATATTCTTCACGGGTCAAACGAAATTGATTAAACATCATGAGGAAATAATTCTCTAAGAATTCGCGGGTCAATATCTTTCGAGCAAGGACTCGGGCATTCTCCGCGATTTCCTTGCATTTGTCTTGATTCTTTTCGCAATACGTCAATAGCGTATCCAGGTTCGACAAGTCTCGCTCAACCGCAAGATAGTGAACACCCGCCTGTAAATATCTCTCTGCCCATGACGTATAGTCGCTGGTGACACGCAAGATGAGAGACCCTGTGGTCATGCTATTCAAAAGACGATAGGCGTTTACGTTACCATCCACATGAAGGATGTAGCGATATTTACTTTGGTCTGCCATAGATAAAAAGGTGCCAGGTTGAATACCTGTATTTAACATACCCAGCCCATGAACCGGATCAAATCGAACCGAACCGGTATCAATGGTAGGGTTTTTAGAGTCCTTGTTTAGAGTAAGACCAATATCCAATCGGTCCTTGAAGAGGTCCTCTTTTGCCAACAAGGCAAGTTTAATCCGCATATTGGTTTCATCGGTATAGCCGCAGCCAGTCGGTCCGCCTCGAAACACTGCGCGTATATCTGTTTTCTTATTCCATTCCGTCGTCCAGGTATCGTAGGGCAAGGGTTTGGTATAGACATGTTCCATTTCATCGTAATTGGGAATGGGAATATCCATGTATCCTTTCTGCCCAGACATGGACAAGATAGGTAACAGGGATGTATACTTGGGTGCGGGCACATCTCCCATCACCATGGGAAAGGGATGCTTTTTGTCTTTCCTTACAATCACCGCGTCGGTCAGGTTGAGAATAAACATCCCATCAGGCAAGGATAAGGTTCGAAACAGAGTAAGGTATTCATTGTCGTCTATCGATACATTCAACCGGTCCTTGACGACGCACTGCATGATACGCTTCGGGACCATCTTCTCAATCTTGGCACGTTGTTTGTCCGTAATATGCGGATTGGAAGACAATCCTTTCACTGCCTGGTCAAACCGTTTTTGATAACTCTCGTGAAGGTCGGGGATAATTTTAAACATAGAGGGCTTGCCGTCTACCACAGACAAGACAAAACATTGATGAGACAAGGAAAAGATATATTTCATGGTCTGGGTCAACGCATCCTGGTCTATTTTCCATAAAGGGTCTTTGAGTGGGGGCAATAACGTGATGCCCGATGCGGATTTCTCAAAAGAGGTGTGATTTTTGGGGCTCTCGACCAAAGGCATAAGGATACGTATGGCATCACTGTATTTCACCAGGGTTTGTATTTTTATTTTTTCCATTTCTATATCGTGCTAATAAAAAAAAGAGATTCCATCATAATTCATCCTATTATACGTCCGATACACGGATAAGCTGTTCAAACAAAGCAATCCACTGGGTGGTTTTTACCTTTTCTATATTGGCGTCCACAGTAATCGCGTCTTTCAGCCAGTCCTCGTGATAATAATGACATTTTTCAAGGTAAGCTAAAGGAATGGTTTCGCCCTCGCGTCCGCGGTTCAGTGTTCTCCGATAGGAGACCGTGGGGTCACACCGTAAATAAACGGGCGTACAGTGGGCATATTGATTGAACTCGTCAAACCACATTTGATAAATTTTATATCCAATCTCGTCGATGATGCCATCGTCGTAAAGCATCTTGCAGAACACATGTTTATCTGTAAATAAACATCTTTCGCAAATGATGAACTTGGTCTTAGGGTTTTCCAGTGCCTTTCGAAGGATGGAGAGACGCGAAATGTAGGCAAGCATTTGAAACTTGAACCCATACGCGCGTTGGTCTTTGTAATAGTGGTCCAGCACTGAACCCTCTGCGTCCTTGCAGTTGAGCCAGATGTCCACGGGTTCTTGAAGAAAGCATACGTCTTCGCGGCCCTTGAAATGTGTTTTCAGCATTTCAAGAAAGGTTGATTTGCCAGTGCCAATGTTGCCTTCGATAGAGAAGATACGTGCCATGTTACATCCTTTCTATCCTATATTCGCGGATTCAATTTTATAGATATACTGTATAGAATGGGCATCATGGAACAACTTGCGGAATATGTAAACGGAAATGAGGTAAATGGTGTAAACGCATTGAATGACCTTGGTCGAATTACACCTTACGTAAATAAACTACTCGGCGAATTGAGTAAAGAAAACGGTTCCTTTAAACAGTTACAATTACCACAAAACACGTTCAAGTTTACGGGAGGGACAAATGCAAACACAGTCAATAAGACACGTAATGGGAACAAACGTAATATGAATGTGACCGCAAAAAATAAGAATCAAGGTATCTCAAAAGAAAAAAGGTTCACGGCATGTCTTCTCTTATCTGTCATCATGTTATGTGCTCTCTCCCATTTACGAGGGATTACTCCTTTTATTCATTCTTTTACACAAATAACCATTTTGAATAAAAAAGATATGTTTGATAAAGTGATTCTTCCTTTCATGACCATGATCGAGGGTAGCTTTACATTTTTAAAAACCACTCTTTTACCCAATATCAAAGAAGGTCTTTATACAAAAGCCATGTTGACCATCACTGGTATGGATTTTGCGAATGACCCCAATAAGGTCATGGCCACGGTGACAAATATAGCCAAGGTTCAGGTATTCATGGTAGGTTTACTCGCGCCTGCATTAAATCTAGTCTATAAACCAAGTGTTCCCGTAATCGACCCGACCAAACTAGGACCCATTTTAGACGAAATCCTAAAGGTTTTAAATGAGAAATTTAAAGGGGCCATAAATTATATACATATGGAAATTCCGAATGGAAGTTATTTATTGAAACCCGAATGGAAGGCAGATAAGGCATAAGTATTTGAACTCACGGGAACAGAAACTTGTCCACCTCGGTCCGAACACAGAAATAACGATGCAACACGATACCTGCCAGAAAGAGGGTCGCCAAAACCATGTAAATATTCCATCCAAAAGAATAGGACAATAACTCGGCAATCACAATCGTGCCCACCACATCCAATAACGCAATTCCTCCGTAATGTGTATGAAATCCTTGTCCTGGAATACCAAGAGCATTTGAGTATTCACCTGCCATACATTTCATGTAATCTATTCTGATATTTTAGATTTAGAATCAGAATAGATTTATTCAAGTATAAGAGAATCAGATTTAAAAAAGTCCAGTCGACCCAAATCCTTCCGTCCCACGAGCCGTTTCATCCAAATGGTCTACGCGAATGATTTTAAACGGCTCAAGCGAGGGTGAACAAATCTGAACAAACCGCTGACCTTCTACACACTCATAGGGACCCGATACATCAAATACCGCTCCAAGATTGCCGCGATAGCCGCTGTCAATGATGCCGACGCTATTCGAAAGACGTAGAGGCGTCTTGTAGATACTTGACCGAGGATACAGGTAAAAGGCACTCGGTCCTTTGCCCTCTTCATACATGGCACACCGAACCTGGAGGTCTACTTTATGCGTTCCACTGATGAGACACAAGGTCTCTGGGAAGACCAAGTCAAACCCGGCATTTGCATAAAGATTGTTTTCTACTTCTCGGTTGTGCTTGTCAATCAGTCCGTCATACAATTCCTTCAGGTGAGGTAGAGCTACACAGAGCTTGAGAACCTTCATTATAAGACTAAGTGAAATTGCCTTTAATATCTTATGTACAACGCTTTCTTGATTTACGTATCTTTGCCAAGACCTTCTTGTTCTTCGTCAACCTCGCATAATATTGCGCGGCCCTTAAGGCTTTACAATCCAGTCGCCCGTTTGTGCATACTGGATAACGCAAGGTATCGGGTTCTAAAAAACAAGAAGGTCCATATTTTTTGCGATAACTCTTTCGATAGATCGGCGCCTTCCATCGTTTATAGGTCATTATAGACCTTTGTTATTTTTTTGTAACCAAAATATTGTAGGGATTGCAATTATACGAGACAGGAGTATCATAAACGGTGGGGGCTCCAAAGGCGTCAAATAACGTCATCCGATTGGGTCCAGGGTCTACTCTACACTCACTATAGGGTCCCTGTTTTGAGATAAGATTCTCTTTTTCACCCGTAGGATTGAAACAACAAAAAAGATTGTCCTTTTTGATATACGATTGTCCCGGAATACATTTTTCAACCGAACAACTAAACCCTTCTCTCTGAAAGGAAAGGAATAGGAGGAGTAAGACTGCGATACATAACCCTATCATATAATCATGAAATAAATTATATTGATTATAAATAATGACAGAGCGAAACATATTTACAAATAGTCTGTCGGTTGGATTTACGCCAGCTGAGGTAGAGACCAGAGAGGCATCTGCTCAATTTAATACGGTTAAACGTGCGATAGACATTAGCGGAAATGCCTATGTTACCGGAAAGGTATCGGTTCTGGGTATCACTGATTTACTAAGCAATCTGAATGTAACAGGAAATACTTCTTTCTTGGCGAACCTACAAACAAATGGACAAACCGTATTACAAGGAACCCTGAATGTGTCAGACCAAGTATCCTTAGAGTCCAGACTCTTGGTCAAAGGAAACACTTCGTTTCTGGGTATCGTCCAGATGAATGCGCCCACTATCCTAAAGTCGTCCTTGAACGTGTCCAATAGTGCGACTTTTCTGGAAAATATCCAGGTCGATGGTCCGACATTATTAAGGTCTACCTTGAATGTCTCCAAGAACGCTTCTTTCCTCGATGCGGTTCAAATTAACGGACCCACCTTCCTAAAGTCGACCTTGAACGTTTCCATGGGTGCGACTTTCCTGGACAACATCCAGGTAGAAGGACCCACCATCCTAAGGTCTACCTTGAACGTGTCCAAGAACGCGTCTTTCTTGGAATCAGTCCAGGTGGATGGAGCCACGGTCTTAAAGTCTTCACTCAACGTGACCAACAATGCTTCCTTCTTGAATGCCGTCCAGGTGGACGGACCCACTCTGTTAAAGTCATCCCTTAACGTATCCAACAATGCTTCTTTCCTGAGTGCGGTCCAGATAGAGGGACCGGTCCGCATAAATGGGTCCATGACCGTATTGAAGAATGTGTCCTTCTTGGATGCTGTTCAGATTAACGGACCCACTATCCTAAAGTCGACACTTAACGTATCCAATAGTGCTTCTTTCCTGGATGCGGTCCAGATAGAGGGTCCGGTCCGCATGAATGGGTCCATGACCGTATTGAAGAATGTCTCTTTCCTGGATGCAATCCAGGTGGACGGGGTCACGGTCCTAAAGTCAACCCTTAACGTCACCAACAATGCCTCTTTCTTGAATACAGTTCAGATTAACGGACCCACTTTATTAAAGTCAACCCTCAACGTCTCGATGAATGCCTCTTTCCTGAGCGCTGTTCAGGTAGATGGACCCACGGTCCTAAAATCATCTCTCAATGTCACCAGCAATGCTTCTTTTCTGGATGCGGTCCAGATAGAGGGACCGGTCCGCATGAACGCTTCTGTGACCGTATTGAAGAATGTTTCTTTCCTGGATGCGATTCAGGTGGATGGAGCGACGGTCCTAAAGTCGACCCTTAATGTGACCAACAATGCTTCTTTTCTAGGTGGTTTCCAGGTAGATGGAGCCACGGTCCTAAAGTCAAGCCTTAACGTCTCCAACAATGCTTCTTTCCTGAGCGCGCTTCAGATATACGGACCGACTCGTCTATCGTCACTTAATGCCTCCATGAATGCTTCTTTCTTGAGTGCCGTCCAGGTGGATGGACCCACCCTGTTAAAGTCTTCTCTCAACGTGTCCAATAACGCCTCTTTCTTGAGTGCTGTCCAGATATACGGACCGACTCGTCTATCGTCACTCAATGTCTCGATGAATGCTTCTTTCCTGGATGCTGTCCAAATAGAGGGACCTGTCCGCATGAATGCGTCCATGACCGTATTGAGAAATGTCTCTTTCCTGGATGCGGTCCAAGTGGACGGAGCAACTATCCTAAAGTCAAGCCTCAATGTCACCAACAATGCCTCTTTCCTAGATACGGTCCAGGTGGACGGGGCCACGGTCCTAAAGTCAAGTCTTAACGTGGCCAACAATGCTTCTTTCCTGAGTGCTATCCAGGTGGACGGAGCCACTATCCTAAAGTCAACACTCAATGTGACCAATAACGCTTCTTTCTTGAATGCGGTCCAAATAGAGGGACCTGTCCGCATGAATGCATCGATGACCGTATTGAAGAATGTCTCTTTCCTGGATGCGGTTCAGATTAACGGTTCTACCCTGTTAAAGTCACTCAATGTATCCAACAATGCTTCTTTCTTGAGCGCAGTCCAGGTATACGGCCCGACTCTTCTATCGTCACTCAACGTCTCGATGAATGCGTCTTTCTTGAATGCGGTCCAGGTAGAGGGACCCACGATCTTAAAGTCTTCGCTTAACGTCACCAACAATGCTTCTTTCTTAAGCGCAGTCCAGGTGGACGGAGCCACTATCCTAAAGTCAACACTCAATGTGACGAATAATGCGTCCTTCCTCGGTCCAGTCCAAGTGGACGGTTCCACTATCTTAAAGTCTTCGCTGAATGTCACTAACAATGCCTCTTTCTTGAATACAGTCCAAGTGGACGGACCCACCCTGTTAAAGTCTTCTCTCAACGTCTCCGATAATGCGTCCTTCCTCGGTCCGGTCCAGATATACGGATCGACTCGTCTAGCGTCACTCAATGTTTCGATGAATGCCTCTTTCCTCGGTCCGATCCAAGTAGATGGACCCACCCTGTTAAAGTCTTCTCTCAACGTCTCCAATAACGCTTCTTTCTTGGATACAGTCCAGATATACGGTTCAACTCGTCTAGCGTCACTCAACGTCTCGATGAATGCGTCTTTCTTGAATGCGGTCCAGGTAGACGGACCCACTCTACTAAAGTCAACCCTTAACGTCTCCAATAACGCTTCTTTCCTGGATACAGTCCAGATATACGGTTCGACTCGTCTAGCGTCACTCAACGTCTCGATGAATGCCTCTTTCCTCGGTCCGGTCCAAGTAGACGGATCCACTATCTTAAAGTCCACCCTGAACGTCACCAACAATGCCTCTTTCCTGGGTGCGGTCCAAGTGGACGGAGCCACTGCTTTAAAGTCAAGTCTCATCGTCACCAACAATGCTTCTTTCTTAAGCGCGGTACAAGTGGACGGACCTGTCCGCATGAACGCATCCATGACAGTATCGAAGAATGCCTCTTTCCTGGATGTGGTCCAAGTGGACGGACCCACTCTGTTAAAGTCTTCACTCAACGTGTCCAACAATGCTTCTTTCTTGAGTGCTGTCCAGATATACGGAACGACTCGTCTAGCGTCACTCAACGTCTCGATGAATGCGTCTTTCTTGAATGCGGTCCAGGTAGACGGACCCACTCTACTAAAGTCTTCGCTCAACGTCTCGATGAATGCGTCTTTCTTAAGTGCTGTGCAAATAGATGGACCCACCACCCTGAACTCTACCTTGAACGTAAGTGGGGACGCCAGCTTCAAAAATCTAAATGTATCAAGCTTATTCATAAACGGGGTCGCCTCCCAAGGAGGAGGAATGGGAACCAATATTTATTGGAATGTATACTCTATACCTGATACAACCGTCAATTACGTGTCGTCAAATGCGAATCGTAATACATTACTCAACGTATCCTATGTCGCGCCTGTATCTGGGTTTTATCAGGTGGATGCTTATTTGAATCTTACCACAAATATACGGACCACGTGGACATCTTATCTTCAAACAAACAACACAAGCAATGTATCCTGTGCGTATAGTTCTCCTTTTGTGAAATCCAGCTATTTTACACAAAACATAACGGAAGTGATCAAACTGAACCTGGGTGAACGGGTAGACCTCCATGTTGTTTGTGATTCAAACGTAAGCTTAACCACAAAAGGGTCTAGGTTTCGAACATCGCTCGTAGGGTCGGCTTAGACTTGGCTCTGTGTAAGAAAGGTATCAATGAAGGCAACAGGAATGTCTTCTAGATTGTCCATGTATTCTTTACGCGTGGGCTCTCTAGACAATTCGACCCGAAACCGCGTATTAAATTCTTGAATCTTCTTGTATTGATTGACAATGTTATTGTCGGAACCTAGTTCCTGTTGTAAGCGCGTCGTAATGTTTTCCTTGATACGGTCTTCTGGATTCTTGTAAATACTTTTTCGTATCGAGACGAGTGTATCCAGAATATCAGGCTTGGTGAGTTCTTGATACATGCTCTTGATGTTTGAGTTTGTAAATGAACCGTCAAAGGTGCTTTTAAACTGAACCAGAATGTCTTTGTCGATAGAAGGACTGGTCTCAATGAGTCGATCGTATTCTTCCGTGGCAGTCAGCATGAATTCACTGATGGGGGTACGTTCCGTGGGCTTTCGAGCCAGCTCGTGTTTGATGCGGCGATAGAATTTATCCCAAGCGATGGTGCTGACCCGATGGGACTCGTATAGCTCCGTAATGTGTAAAAACTGTTGAACTGTGGTAATAATACCTGCCAAAATATTGATGCACCCAATCACGACGGGGGCATAAAAGATATATTGAGAAGGCAACTTCTCCTGCGCAAAATTGGCGGTCCCGGTCAAGGTGCTCATAATAATGACCGGAATGGTATAGACGTTGTGTAAATATTGATACTTTGTGTTGCTTTTCATGTGCAACCATTTGTAACACAAGGCTTTGTCTCCCCACTCGGATAAAATCGTTTCATGTTCAATACTCCATTGTATAGGCAATTCCATACCATAGAGTGATAAAAAGAATACGGAATTAACCAAATGCGGTTCCTATCACAGGTCCCATGACAAACGTTTTCTTTTTCTTAGTTCTAACACGTGGTCTGGGAATAGGTCTCTTCTTTTCATTTTTTGTCCTACGGTTTGAAACCAGTCTCGCAACCACATTCTTTGCATTTATTGTCTGTCTTTTTTTAGGAACTAATTTAATGAATTTAGAAGATAGCCGAGACAACATCGACGGCTTCGGTTCTTTCGGGGAACTGGACGCATACACCTCGTCCATGTTGATGCGTTCCGCGCTATTCTCTTTTTTATAAGCGAAATCGTCATTGTCTACATCAATCGCATATTCGGGAATGAGTTTCAGGATGAGTTCCTCGTTTTCGGGAAAAAAGGAAAGAAGGTATTGTCTCAAATTATCTAGTCGCTGCTCCTTGGTCTCGGTCGTAAACCGATGCGGGTCATGACTGTGTAATTTATACCATTTAAGAATATACTCGGGGATCAGTTTGGATAGTCCATTTTCCACGATCCCTTTGATGTATTCGTATTCGGGATTGTCAGAGACAGACAATACGGTCCCACAAGCAGTCATGAGAGAAATAACAAAACGTTCCAAGACGCCAGTCGCACAGCTCATCCCCGCAGCTCCTTCGTATGCGTTGATACAGTCTTTCAGAAAGGCTTCCGTATATGATTTTTTAAACAAGATGGATTGTTTTTCGACATAATCCAAGGAATACAAAATAGAAAGACGCCATGAGGGTGAATATAAAAAATAATTGACACGTCTTAGAACGTTTTTCATAATTTTGTCAAAGTCCTTGCGATGCTTGACAATCTTTTCTCTATCGTTCTTCATTTCATACTCGAGTAAATTCTTTCTCCCTGAAAGGACCCTCTTTTTGTCTCGTTCTTCCAATAGAGTCAACATTTGTTCTTTCTTGTTCTTGTCCATACGGACCCGTTTGATTTCTTTCTCCACTTGAACGAGCTCGGTCAAGAGAGCCTTTTCTCGTTCTAGTGCTTCTTTTCGTTTCGCGGTTGCCATGGACAACAATCGGTCAATCTTTTTCATATAATGAACGGGTTGAGACAACTGTTTGGACGTATGTATCTTGTCCAGAATACTTTTCTTTTTCGTGTATAACTTCTCTAAAGTTTGTTGTATCAAAGGAGTATCTAGGTTTAAACTCTGCTCCATCGATTTGTCCAACTCGACTAGTTCTTTTAGTTTCTCCTTCTCCTGGTCAATGACATGTTGTTCCAACTGGTCAATTAAACCGTTCATGCTTCGCTGAATAAACTCGGGAATATCTTCGACGGTTTCGGGTTGAAGAAGGGTCTTGGATTGAAAAAACGCATTAAGACGTTCAATGTCTACTTTTGCCGAGAACTGGTGAATTTGATAGGCATTTACCTTTACGACTGGTCTCGCTGCAACAGGTTCGCCTGGGTCGATCCCTGGAGGTAGGTTTCGAGCTTCTATCGCAGACCCATCAAACATTTGGTCCGTATCCGCATCCTCTGCAATTTCCCATGCCGTTAAATTTTGATTAAACCCGATTGTGTTTACAAACATTAGACTTAAATCCCTAACATTCGATACGTCCCACAGTAAAGGCTGATTAAACCGATGACAAGATACAAACATCGAGGCCATAAACTGAACTCTAGCGACATCCCATACTAACGGTTGATTAAAATGATGACAAGCCTCAAACATTTCGGCCATGTCCTGTACCTTACTTACATCCCAGTGAGACTCGGTGATGCCCACCAGAGGACTATCAAACCGTTCACAACCAGCAAACATTCGGTTCATTTTCAATACATTTGAAACATCCCATTTCAGGGTCTGATTAAACACAGGACAACTCTGAAATAGATTTTCCATGTTCCTTGCGCTACCCACGTCAAACTCTAGAGGTTGGTTGAATTCAAGGCATTCGCTAAACATAAAGGACAGGTCTCTGACATTGCGTAGGTTCATGCGGATCGGGCTATTCAATTTTTCACAATTCATAAACATGGCACTCGTATTCGCGAGTTCCTGTGTATCCCATTCTATCTTTTGGTTAAACACGAAACATTCTTTAAACATATTGGACATGCTCTCTACATTTCTGACATCCCAGTTAGGTGTATCCACGCCCGTTAATGGTTGATTAAATAATACACATCCTTCAAACATGGATTGCATCGTGGCTACATTCGAGACATTCCATTGTAAGGGTTGGTTGAACACATCGCAATCTTTGAAGGTCATGGACATATCTTCGACCTGACTTACGTCCCACTTCAAGGGTTGATTGAACGTTTTACATCCAAAAAACATGTCGGTGAGGGTGAAGACCTTTCCCATCTTCCACTCAAGTCTTTGGTTAAACCTTACACAATCCTTGAACATAAAGGAGGTGTCTGCTAGACTGTCGGTTTCCCATTCCAAGGGTTGGTCCAATGCTTTACATCCACTAAACATACCTTGCATGTTTTTTACTTTTTTGACATCCCATCGTAGAGGTTGGTTGAATGCTAGACAATCTTTGAAGGCATATGACATATTTATCACCTGACTTACATCCCACTTCAACTCTTGATTAAACTGTATACAATGAAAAAACATTTCATCCATAGTCTCTACTTTTCCCATCTTGAAGCGAAGAGGTTGATTCAACTTTATACAATTCCTAAACATGGTTGAGGTAGTTTCTAGACTATCCGTTTCCCAGTCCAAGGGTTGGTCAAATTCTGAACACCCGCTAAACATACCTGACATGTATTTTACCTTTTTGACATTCCATCGTAGAGGTTGGTTGAATTTGTCACAACCTAAAAACATCCCTACCATTGAAACGACATTACGTGTGTCCCAGTGTAAAGGTTCATTGAACTCGGGTGTTTTCATGAATAGCATTTCCATGTTAGTCACCCTGCGTATGTCCCATTCTCCAATGGGCACATTCTGTAAATCATCCGGCAGCTTCTCTTTCTGTTTGCAATAGTGTTTGACAAGCATGTGTATATTTTCATCGGTAATGATGGTCATATAGTTAGATAATATTTTAGAAAAAGAATAAACATCTAGGTTAATGAAAGACCGGTTTTTAGAAATTTCATCGATACGAAAACAAATCCAGGAACTCTTTCATCGGCTTGAGGATAAGAAAAAGGGGATGAAAGAGAATTATTCAACTTTGGTCGCCAGTAACGATAACCATTTTTTCGGTCTCGATTCGTTCCGGTTTCAGGTGAAACTCGCCGAAAATGAACTGACCTTTTTAAATGACCAATTCGTCTTGATTGATAACCGACTCTATTGTGACTATTATAAACTCTACAACCATGTCTATGACTATTATGTAGAGAACCTTCCGCCAGGAGTAATAAAAAGCGTCTTTCCGATTTACAAAGATTTAGAACCCACCAAGGTCTATGAAACAGAACTGGTTCATAAACTTTACAAGGATATCTTGACATTAATACACAAAGCCTATGATACACTCGACCATGAACATCGAAAAAGAGAATCCGAAAAACGATTAACTACGTCTGGGATACACATTGGAAACTATGTGCATAATCGTGTGTTCACGGATACCCTCATTAAAACGAACATTGAATTGTTTGAACAATATTTAAATACTTATTTTATATATCACATGACCTTTCTTGTAAACTTAAAAGAGAGACTGGGTATGTTCTTAGAACACGTCCTTCGTAGACAGCCAGTAGAACAAGGCTGTCATCTGGATGAGCTCGACGATAACTTTGTAGGAGTGGTTAGAGATGAGACTGAACCAGTCGTGGTCGAGACATTCCATTCTATCTCTGGAGTGGAAGCAAAGCCGGAGCCTGAAGTCAAAACCGACCTAGCCAATTCAGTCCTCGAATCCAAATCTGAACCACCCGAGGAAGCTGAAGTCAAATCCGAGACAAACTCTGAACCACCCGAGGAAGCTGAAGTCAAATCCGAGACAAACTCTGAAGCAGTTGAAGCACCCGTCGAGACAAACTCTGAATCAGTTGAATCAGTCGAAGCACCCGTCGAGACAAATACCGAAGAAGTAGATGAACCAAAATCGGAACTGTCAGAGGAACTCGCGCCAGTAGTGCGAGTCGAAGAACCCGAGACAAAATCCGAGACAAATTCAGATTTACCCGTCGAGGAACCTGAACCGTCAAAGGAGGTTCCACTCACAGCAGAAGAAGTGCTCAATCCGATTATTGAACACATCCTAAAAGGAACAGAACCGAGTCAAGAGCCCGCAAAAAAGAAGAAACGCCCTCGTAAGAAATAAACCTTAAACCGAACCCTTGGTTTTACGAGAGACTAACGCATCAATATCCATATCTACTTTCACGTTCACTCTGTATTTAGCAAAACATTCATGTTCAAATTGTTTCTCAGGGACATGTTGATGAACAATCCGTGCAATCATTTTGTAGAGTTTGAAATCAGGGTATCGGTCTTCTCCATTCTTCTTGTATAAAATGTTGGTTCCATTGTCGTCGTAGACCCACGATAAAATGAGGTCGTAGATAGGAACCTCGCGAAAGTGGTCGATTTCTTTGAGGTCGTCAATGATGAAATCTAGCATGGAGCATGCCAGGCGACACAAGTCAAAACTGTAGTTTGGCTCAATGGTCGGTTTAGCCGGGTTGTAAAAAGGCTCACAATTGTATTGAGTATAGGCCATGCCATTTTCTGAAAAACTATCGCTACAGATACGCTTTCCGTTGACTTCGTAGATAGCTCGTCCGAAATCAATGATTTTATACATTTTTCCAAAGGTAGGGATTTGATAGGTATGACCAAGCACTTTGTAACAGATAAACTCTTGGTCTGTCTTCACATACATGATGTTGTTGGTATGAAGGTCATTGTGTGTAAAATGAAAAATCTGCTGGTAGGTATAGAGCATCACAATAATCTGGAACATGGCACTCTCAAGCTCCTCCATGCGCATCGCATCGGTCTCTAAAAGGGAGTCCAAGGTGTCCTCGCATTTCTCCAAGGTCACGACTTGAACTGGCATTTTCTTAATGTTAAGAACCATATCCTGCATCAGTTCAGGTGTTTCACAATCACTCTCTTCTTCCTCTTCTTCCTCTTCGTCTTCGGTAAAACTGAGTTCAGACCCATGGTCTTCGTCCAAATCGAGTTCTACTTCGTCGGTAACGGCGCCGTCGCTGTCCGATTCTAATTCAGCCTCTAAGACATCCGATTCTAAGAGTTCAGCCTCAACATTCAATTCTTGTGGTTCAGGTGCTTCATCCAGTTCCTCTAATTCAAATACACAAGCTTCGTCTGAAATTTGAATGGGTTCTAGTTTTTTATCTTGAAGAAGGTCATTCAGGTCCTCCTCTTTGAAAAAGAATTCATGATTCAGCCTATCTTTAAAAAAGGTGCTGTCGCAAATATATTCAAAGTCGTCGGCAATGTTAATTTCGACGTTCTCCTGTATACAAATATATTCATCAAATACTTCCATACCATGTTGAAAACCCTCCTCTTTCAAGCCGGACGTTAAACAATAAAAGAAGCTATCCACGTAGGCATAATTGTGGGGTGATTGGATGCACGAGGTAAAAGGGGTTTCCTCGGGAGGGTTCTCGATAGGTAAGGACAGAATATCCTCTTGCTTGTATTTACCCGATAAGTATTTTACAAAATCGATTAAAGGGATAACCTTCTTAAAACAGGTCATCTCTTGATGATTCGTATCTTTCACCACATACTCGTTATACGAGTTCTGTTTGACATAGACGTCTACCTTTTTTTTAGGGACAATCGAGGTATATGCCTGAATAGGGTGAAAAGTCGCGTTCATTGTTTTCACGGGATAAAAGATTTTATACGTTTGAACTCATCAAAAGGCCGCGTCTAATTTCAACCTACGTTCTCTGTGTATATGTTAATGACCCTTGAATTAAAAAAATTTGACATGAAACGTATCGTTTTTCATAAAGACGAAAACAAGGGACCGGTGATTGTGTTGATTGGTCGCCGAGACACGGGTAAAAGTTTCTTAGTGAGAGATTTACTCTATCATCAAAGGGATGTCCCGATTGGAACCGTCATCTCCGGCACAGAAGGCGCCAACCAGTTTTATTCCAACCATGTGCCTGCTGTGCTGATTCATTCGAAGTTCGAAACGGGTATCATACAGAATATTTTGCTGAGACAAAAACAAGTGATGAAACAGGTGAAAACCCAATTGGATATGTATAAGAAATGTAGCATCGACCCGAGGACCTTTGTCATCCTGGATGATTGCTTGTATGATAGCTCTTGGTCCAAGAACGAGCTGATGCGTATGATTTTCATGAACGGTCGACATTGGAAAATCATGTTGATTATTACGATGCAATACCCTTTAGGGATTCCTCCCCAGTTACGAACCAACGTGGATTATGTCTTTATCTTAAGAGAACCCTACATTGCGAATCGTAAACGTATTTACGAGAATTATGCCGGTATGTTCCCCACGTTTGAATCGTTCTGTCAAGTCATGGACCAATGCACCGAGAATTTCGAATGTTTAGTGATTTGCAACAACAGTTCAAGTAACGAGCTCACTTCTCAGGTCGCCTGGTACAAGGCCAATCCTACGCCACCCTTCAAACTATGTGCTCCCGAGCTATGGAAGATGAAAGCCAACAACGAAGACGAAGAACAAGCCTTTGACTCCAAGAAGAATATCAAGCAAAAGATTAATGTCAAAAAGACTAAATTTTAAACCAAATAATTGTCGAAGTCTAATCTAATGTGTTGGAACGAGCATGTATCTATGAATACATTCTTGTTTAGTAGTTTTGTCTTAGGTCTTGTATTGTATAATAATCTCTATACCCCTTATAAAATCAAGGAAATACACTCCCTTGCTGCTTATCTATTCCTGTTATCGATTATTTTGATGCAGTTGGTAGAATTCTTTCTATGGCGAAACCTGACCACCGAGTATAACCTGTTGTGGAGTGGAATCGGTCTAGGGCTACTCCTTCTACAGCCTATCTTTAGTTTGTCTCTGATAAAAGAGGTAGCCTTGCGAGAGTGGTTAGCCGTGGTCTACGTCTTTTGGGTATTGGTCCTGGGTAAGCTTACGGTAGAAAAGACGGTTGTAGGCGAGAATGGACAATTAGAATGGGGATTCTTCAAAGGGTATTCTCTCTTTGTATTTGGATGGTTTGTCTTTTTATTCATAGGTCCTATCTATGCCGAGTTATGGATAGAAATCTCCTTGGCGCTCGTGTTGGGCATGATTACCTTTATTCGTTATCGTCTTCCAGAGACAAGAGGTTCGGTATGGTGTTGGTTTGTCAATATCCTTTTACTCTATTATGCATCACTAATTCTTTTTTGGTATCCATTTAGATAATCCCTTGGGTTTTATCGCATAACGGTATGCCTTTTTGGTAGGATTACATTTCCGCAAAAGATGAAAGTCGACCTTGGAAGCGTTGCCCCCTGTCAAAGCGCTGGCTAGACGCGCAATGCCCCACGATTGAGCCGTCTGGTTGGGTCTAGACCCACCCGAATAATACGCACCCTCCCCTTTTTTCACAATCCCTTTTAAGACCGCGAGAGGACAACCCGTCGCCTTGGCCAATTCGCGTGTAGGAAGAATGTTTTCAACACCAAATAGGGCTTTGGCTCTCGCGATATGGCGCGAAGGCTTGGACTTGAAAGTGACATGTGGCCGAGGCACATAAATACCTTGTCGGTAAAGCCGTCTAGACTTTTGTATACCCTGCTTTTGTCTCCGTCTATCCTTTTCACTAAGTTGCGACGGAAGATAACGTTTTGGAATAAATTGTGTCATATATAATGGGTTTAGTTTATTCTTTTAAAATATCCATTCATGCTAATGATTACGACTACCTTAATGGGTGGACTAGGCAATCAATTGTTTCAATTGTTTAACCTGATTTCGTATGCCGAGACCCATCGGCAAGAATTCATGATTGAAGAGGTTCCTGTTGCACGTGAAGACCGACCCTTTTATTGGGACACCTTTTTGGCTCCCTTGCGTAAGTATTTGAAACCACCGGTAGCCTTGCCAGTGTATCAAGAAACCGGGTTTCAGTATGCCCCTCTCCAATCTTACCGCCTTATTCAGCAACCCTTTAAACTATTTGGATACTTCCAGTCTTACAAGTATTTTCAAAAAAACGAACACGTCGTCTTTGAACATATCCAGTTAAAGGAAACCCTGGCACAAACGCGGGAAAAATACCCCTTTGATTACACCGACTTTATTTCCATGCATTTTCGGGTAGGAGATTACAAGTATTTGCAAGAGCATCATCCTGTATTGCCTCTTTCTTATTATACGAGTGCACTGAACGTCATGATGCGAATGACCTCGGCAAGAAGGGTCCTTTATTTTTACGAAGAAGGAGACAAAGAACATGTCGATGGATACATTCGTTTGTTGAAGCCTCTTTTTCCAGACATGTGTTTTATTTCAATCGATACGACAATACCCGATTATGAACAATTAGCCCTGATGTCGTGTTGTTCGCATCAGATTATTGCCAATAGCACATTTAGTTGGTGGGGTGGATATTTCAATACAACCCCTGATAAAATCGTCACCTATCCATCCAAATGGTTTGGACCCGCTCAAGCAAAAGACACGTCAGACTTATTCCCCACCACGTGGATTAAAATATAAGGTTTCGTATTCTTTTTCTTCTCTTCTATTGGTAATGTTATTGATCATTGGTGGACTCCACTTCAAAAATCAGCGAGGATTAGAGGAGTTGCTCAAGGGTGAATATACCTACGGAACGATGGAAGACATTCCACAATACACCCATATTTATTCTCCGTCTGCGCCTATCGATACCTCTCTTTATCCAGAAAAGGTCTTTTTGTTTGGTCCGCATTTTTCCCTCTTTCCGGATACCAAATTGTTGGCGATTCACAACACTCATCAAAATGCTTGTTATCTATTACAGAGTCAGTGGATACTCGATGCATGGACGTCCAAAAATGCGGCGGTGTTTTTACCTCTATACCTTTTCCCCTTTCCAGTTGACACGACGACTTTTTGTCCCACGGGTTTACCTCGTCAAAAAGTCATGGTGTACTTTAAACATCGCGACCCCTTTGAACTCGCTGAAATAGAGGATTACTTGGAGAAAAACAATATTGCCTATACTCTTTTCGATTATGGAAAAAGGTATAAGGAAGAAGACTATATTGCGGTCTTGAAAGAAAGTAAATACAGGATTATTCTTGACGCATACGAGACACAGGGGTTCGCAATACAAGAAGCCTTGTCGGCAGACGTCCCCTTGTTTGTATGGGATTGTCGCACCATGTTACAGGATTATACAAGCATTCAAAAAGATATTCTATGCACAAGTGTGCCTTACTGGGATGACCGTTGCGGCATCAAGGTCTATACGAAACAGCAGTTTGAATTGGAGTTTCCCATCTTTCTCTCGAACCTCGCCACTTACGAGCCGAGACAATTTATCTTAGAGAACCTCAGTGTGGGTAAATGTAGAGAACGTTGGAATGCGTTGTTCGATACATTTAAAAAAGTTGAAATCGTATAAGGTTTAACGATAGCGTTCTACTACATCACGCGCATCTAGATGATTTCCTTTGGCATTAAAAGAGCTGGACGAGTGGATACGATGCAAGACCAACGCATCCGGAAGATTGTAAAAGAACCGTTTCTTTCTCCACAATCGCAACCATAGGTCATAATCTTCTACACCATCCACTGAACTATCCCAAAGACAGAGCTCTTTTTTCACGAGACAACTGCTGTTAATGATGGGATTGACTTGAAGAAACGGATGGGTCCGTAAGTCTCCGGTAGGAATGTCGGGTTGTCCGTATCTTTCCCCAAAATAGTGGCAATGTGTTCCTATCACATCATACAATGACATCAAGGGCAACTGTTTTTCTAATTTTAAAGGTAGCCATACATCGTCTACATCCAACAGGGCAATCCATGCGTATGAACAATAGGTTAACATTTCATTCAGGGTATTGGACTTACCTTTTGTGGATAGGTCCAATACCCGAATACGCGCATCTTTTTCATAGAGTTTTGCCTTTTGGTATACGGCTGACCCAGGTGGATGACCATTAATCCCAATCAAGAGTTCCCAATCTTTAAAGGTCTGTTCCAAAATACTGGGGACCGAATCATCGATGAATTCAATGCCGTTATAGACTGGCATTAAAATGCTTATCATTAGCTGAATAAAAGAAATGTGTTTAATTCAAAAAAGCCTGAAAGACAAACCATCTATTTTTTGTCTCGTCTAATTCTTCCACCAAAATAAACGGGGAGGGGTCGCTGAGAATACAGTCGACGATGATGATTTGGTCATCTTTCACCAGAAGGTCTTTTTCAAAATAATGTGCCAACTTGCGTGAAAAGGTATTCGTCCACCAATCTACCTTTTTGGAGGAAACTAAAAAGAAACCTCCTGCAACCGTGACCCTATCGGGAGGGAGAGGAATGTAGGGTCCCTGTGTATTGTGTTGGATGATTTGTTGAAAGAGGTTTATGGTTTCTCTAGAACCAGGAAGACCATAATAAATCTTATCCGTCTGTAATTGGGCTATCTTGGAAGGGTTGGGCCATGACCGAAATTGCTCAGGAGACAACAAGGGTTCTCTAAAATATCCAATGTCACACCATGCATACCAATCACTCTCAAAATAAGTGGTGGTTTCTTTGACAAAATGAACCTTCTCTGCCCACAGTAGATTCAGTTTCCAGTCTGTTTTCCATGGGCTGTTCTCATTCAGTAAATGATTCTTTTCGTGATTCTTTATCCATGCGTCCTTGTAGGTATATCCTTTAAAGTCTTCCCATTCTTTCAAGACAATCTTTACCCGGTCGCGCTGAAACGGTTCCACCAACCAGAAGCTTTCTTTGTTGGTATAAATCACCAAATGAAAATGAGCATTCTCTAAGAAGTAGGCCATCCATTGCCTGTAGACCTCTGCATCAAATTTCGAACGGACTTGATACCAACAGGTGGTAAAGGTAATCGACATAAAAGAAGAGGTGAATAAAAACCTACAGTTATAACGTATGCTCATTTATACACGAAGAGTAAAAGAGGTGTATGTATGGATGTAGTTTTGTATACTATGTATTCTATTTAGATAGGTGTGATGGTCTCTCACGAAAGACATGAGTTTTACAACCGTCTCCTGTTTATCTGAGTTTAATTCAAACTGTATCCCTTTATTGATCAATTGAACAAAATCTGTGTCATAAAGAAGTGCTTCGTCAAACAATTCATGAACAATTGGATTGTTGGTAATCCCCATTCTTCCATAGGAAATATTTTTGAAAATTCTACAAGGTATATATCTTTCGACCAATTGAGATTGTGATTGAAATGCAGGAGAAATCAAGGAAGTTTGTATTCGTTTAACGTTCTCTTCTATAGAGACATTGTATACGGAGCTTTTATCAAAAGTGGCGCCCGACTGATTAAACTTGATACCATTTTCTAAACATATTTGTCTAAAAAAATACCAAACATCTGTCACGCTTCCGATAAAGTTTACTTCATTGGTTCGACTTCGTTGAATTTCTGAGATACGTTGTATATTCTGGTCTATTTCATGTGGAAGTAAATCGGTTGCCCAATACATGTACAAACAATGATAACCGTCTATTTGTGAATGGTATTCATGTTTCTCTCCATCTTTTAATGGTGTATATATTGTATCTTGAGGGTCGTCTCGAAAATCCCGAAGGGTCACTTTTAATACAATAATATTCTCTTTCGGCACTCCTTCATAATCACCTTTGTCTACATAATGAGACAAATAAAGACAATCCGTTCGTAACGGTATTTTTTTATTGACCTGATGTTCTGTAATAAATAAGGATTGAGTAAAATCGATTTGTGATACGTCATCCTTGTCATCATACCAAGAGGTAGGATAACCAAGAGATTTAAATCCTAAATAAAAGCCATTGTGAATATAACTATGCGTATGACTATGCAGTTTATGACCCCATATTACAATTTGTTTAATCTCCATTACAAATTGTAATACTTATTTTTTCTATTATACACGAATCAGATTAAAACCCTGGTTCATTCACAAAGACGGGTGTCTTCATATCCACTGTTTTCAAATACTCGGTTTTCAAATACAAAAGACTAATCAGGATAACGGTGACCAAGAAACTGTCTCGCAAGAGATTGGGTTTCTCTGTCTCGTATTTGAGTTTCTCCAGAATAAGCTTGACCACAAAAAACATACCTCCTGCGATGAGTCCAAGATAGATTTCCTCCATTACACTTGAAGGGAAGAAAAAAAGTCGACATCAAACGATTTACAGTTCAACGATGCCTAAATCCAAGGTTTCGCCCTTGTCCATGTCGTCAAAACACAGGGCTTGGATAGGAATGTCTTCGCCTATTTTAAAATCGTCGGGTGATTCCAAGGGAGGGAGGTCAAAGGTTTCTACCTCTGGATTAAAAGAGAGTTTGGGTTTAACTTCCTCGATAGGAATGATGTCTGGCTTGAAGACAGGAGTTGGTTCAGGCACAGGGCATACATTTTTGGGTTCTTCTACAGGCTTCTCTACAGGTTTCTCCACGGGTTTCTCTACAGGTTTCTCTACAGGCTTCTCTGGTTTGACATCAGGCTCCTTGGTAATGTATTCTGTCGACTCATCGATATATTGACGGAGGAGAGCCTCGATGGGAATACGGTCTCGAATGGTATTCATGATGCAGACCTGGACCAAGAGCTCAAACTCGCGCGTCCGCTTTTGCTTCTCGAGTCCGGATACCTCAAGCTCAAAGAGGTAAATCGAAGAATAGAGCTTTCGTGCCACGTTGGTATAGACTTGGTGAATGAACAATCCAAAATCAGGAATGTCAATGTTGAGTTTCTTGGTCTCGGAACCCACCCGAACACAACTCAAAATCTTCATCTGGATAATGTGCACACACACCACCAAATCTTCCAAATAGGCACAGTTACACATCTTGACAATTCGTTCCTTCTCCAAGTCAATCGTCTGTTGATTCCACTTGGGAATGCGTGTTAACAGGTTCTGAAAGGTCATCAAATACTTCTCGGGCTCTTCATTCGTATCACACAGCTGAACCGACTCGTTAAAGATGGAACGAAACCCGTCCATGATATGAGGGGTCACGTAATTCATGAGCAGAATAGACCATTCGTTTTTGGATTCCTGTAATATATTTGACGTTGTATCATCCATATATAGGTTTAGATAAAGAAAACGCATTTTCTAAACGAATTTCTAAACGAAAAGGCTTGGTTCAAACTGTTTCAGGATAAAAAAGAGTATCATCTTCTCGTGTTTCACCTTTTTACATAATTCTTCGTAAAAGAATGTAAATTCATGTAAGGCGCTATTTTTTGTATAATGCTGTAACAATCGGTCACCATGTATCCCGTTTTTATAGAGGTGTTCAATGAACTCGAGCCCGCCTTGTTCTTTCCATAAGGTATACTCGGGGGGTAACTCGGGCAACGGAGACATGTTCATTTTTCCGGAAAAATACACATGGACAAAACGCGAACAAATGGGGTTCAATAACTTATCCTTGTAAGACGTGACAATAAAGAAACGATTCTTGTTGCTGTAAATTTCAATACAACGACGCAATGAATACTGCGCATCAATCGTGAGATTTTCCGCATCATACAAAATGATACTCTTAAAAAGATGTGGATGAATACACTGTTGCTTGACAAATTCTTTAATGTCGTCTCGTATCATCTTAATCCCTTTGCACATGGAACATTCAATAAACATACAGTATTGCTGTTTATCTTCGGGTGTATAAATCTCATTCAGAAATTGCTGTAATGCCTTTCGTTTCCCAGAATGGACCTCCCCATGAAGCAACAAATGAGGTAGGTTACGCGACGTCCGATACGTCTCCAGTAAAGAACTTATCATTTCCATCTAAACTACCTTTCATTATTTCTCTATATGATATAATGAAACGAAGAGAGATTAACCTTTTTAATCAAACCGTACCGAACGAGGCTATACAAAAGTCATTACATGCTTGTTATGAAAACATTGCCTTTTCAACCTTTCCCTATCACGCTTATCGTCTAACTCTGTCGTCGCATACCTTGGACAAATACCATTCTGGAAACTGTATTGCCATGACCACCTTTCTCAAACGATACTTACATACCAATCACAAGATACGGTCTTTCATCGTGCCCGCAAGTGTGCCTAACATTTTTCGAGTGGAGGGAACGCCTGAACTCTGTCATGTCTCTTTACTGATTCCCTTGACCGAGACAAGCTATTACATTCTGGACCCGGCCTTTTACTTTTTGGGGCCCATGTATGTGGACCAGGTAAAAGCCGAACCCTATGCGGTCGATAGCATGAACATCCATAAACAGAGGCATGAAACGATTCTTGGACAATACGACGGACAACGTTGTCTCTGTTTTTTTGAAGAGAGCCCATCCGATACATGGGGATACGAGACCTATGAAGTTCTAGACCCAGACGAAAGCATCGGTATTCATTTCCTAACGCATAAACCTGAACCCTTTCTATGTAAAACAATCATGTCCGGGGGCGTTCCCTACAAAGATTATCATCTGAAGATGGAAGAGGGTCAACTCGTATTCATTCAGGACCACGTCGAAGTCTATAGAGGATTGCCTGACCAATTGCCTGAACGTTTGCACGAAGTTGTGGAACAGCTCTTGTTCAAATACTTAAGGCCTTTACGGTAATACGTTTAGTTCAAGGAATTCATCTATCCAGTTATCCTATGTTGATTCCCTTCGAAATCATCAAACACATATTACTTTCTCAAAACATAGAGGTTCACGGAGCCCTTCATATCGGAGCACACGAATGCGAAGAGTTAGACTTTTATCATAGAATGGGTATATCCTCTAATAATATTGTTTGGATAGACGCAATCCCGTCAAAGGTAGACAAGGCAGTAGAACGAGGTATACCCAATGTCTACAACGCGGTTGTCACAGACAAAGACGACGAGGAAGTTGTTTTTCATGTTTCAAACAATGGTCAGTCCTCTAGTGTGCTAGAGTTAGGAACACATCTTCAAGAGCATCCTCACATTTTTTATGTAGAAGAAATTGTGCAAAAATCGGTTACGATAGACACCTTTTTTGAAAGAAAACAATTAGACGCATCGAAATACGATTTTTGGAATTTTGATATTCAAGGAGCGGAACTCATGGCATTGAAAGGTTCTATACAATCTATACAACATGCCAAAGTCATTTATTTGGAAGTCAATGAAAAAGAACTCTATAAGGAGTGTGGATTGATTGGTGAAATTGATGTCTTTTTGTCTACCTTTCATTTTAAACGGGTATACACGAACATGACTCCGCATGGATGGGGAGATGCGTTGTATATTTTAGATTGTTAAGTTATACTTGTCGTTTGACTTTTATAGATTCGATAGAAGTCAAAGCTCAACCCTTATTAAATTAGAACATGATTACTCCCCTCCAAACATCTGGTCAAACACCATACCTCCAGCATTGGACAAGAAGCCAAAGAAGAAATATTGGATAAATGGAAGACAGCCAATGAGGCAGAGCAGGATACCTAAATATTGCATAGGCTGAATGTCCTCAAACAGCTTGGTTCCCTTCTTGTTATAGGCGACAATAAGGTAATAACCCAATCCAAAAAAGGTGAGACAAATGAGTCCAACCAAGGCCATGGACGCCAAGGCACCCAACACGCCGCTAAAGACCGAAAAAAACATGAAACTGGATAAGCCTGTATTGGATGTAGATTTCATGTAGATTATACAAATATTTTATTTATCATGGCAACCAACATGAAGAGGATACCGCCCCATATACTGTCGATAAAAACAAGAGAAATGGGCCAGTCCCTCAAAATGGCATAGTTGGTGGTTTCGTAAATGAGGTAGACCAGGAACCCCAAAAAGAAGGCCTCCCTTATCGTATGATTTTTGACTACAATAAAGTAGACCAATAAGGTTGTCATGGCCAGGTAGCATACCAGTGCCGAACTGTAACGTATGGCCAGCGGTTTACGTTGTAGTTTTTCAATGGTTTCATTCATGAAACGATACATCAAGCTAAAGTAGATGGTATCCAACACCACAAACGATACAATCGTCACAATAAACGCGGTAAATAAAGTCATATTCGTCGTCATTATACTATCTATCTATATTTTATTTAAGCCACACTTCCAATGGGTTGTGTGTATGGATTACTCTTGAATGCTTTCAACAGGTCGAACGTGGGGTCCTGATTGGCGATGCGGTATTGCTGAGGTTCGCTCGTGGAGGCCCCTAAAAACCGACTATCTGGCACCGAAGCGGCTCGGCCCATCTGTCGATAATCGTTTTCTACCACACGGTTGGCACTGGTGTAATTGGTTTCCACATTCAATTGTTTTGCATTTCCCAAGGGGAATCGATTGGTGACATCGCGGACGATATTGCGTTGATTGTATTCCGCGTCATAAGACTTGTTCTTTTGTTTTCCCTTGGGTTGACCAAAGACCTCGCCCTGAGTAGACTGTCTCTGGGTCGCTTCAAGATACGGGTTGGCCACCTGATATCCAGTGGTTCCTTGTTGGCGGTCTGTATGGAGGTAGTTTAATCCAATCTTTTCAACATCCATCTCGCGGTGCGTGGTGACCAGTTGTTCATGTGGATTAAACACCAACGGTTTCGCGCCTCCCTTGAGGTTACTCTGATAGGTCTGGTCAATCGTATTCATTTTTTTACTGTAGCGTAAGGTTTTGACAATCGGGTCTACGACGTTGGCCATAAACATACCTCCCACCGTTCCGTAATAGTCTTCTTGACTGTCTCGACTGTTGGTATAGGAGGTATAACTTTCTTTCCCGTAATTTTGCTGCGTGGTGGGAAATTGTCCTTGAGGCGCAAGGTTCAGAGGGTCTGCACCAAGATAGGATTGTTTGTGGACGGTTCCCTCTTGTCCTTTGTTCGCATAACCCATTTCCTCGCCCAACTTCACGCCATAATATTCAAACGTCGTGCTTTCGCGTTCTTCCTTGGTCAACATCTCGATGGGTTTGTTGCGAGGACGCTCGATACCACCCGCAATACCCGCGCTTTCTACACCATGATAAGCCCGGAAGGTTTCAGGCGTTTTCTTGATAAACTTACCCATTTGTTCTTGAGAAGTGGCAATTTGTTTCGGGTCATACGCCGGTGCCTGATAGTTGTTCTCGTAATTGGATTTGGGATTGGTTGCCACGCGTAGTTCGTCGACCGTCTTGGGACGCTGTTGTTCGTTGAGTCCCCAATTAAACCCATCGTGTCCCTTGTGGTCTTTGATTTCCTGCCAAGGCTTGTCGTTGGCATGTCTCGACGACTCTTGCACACGAGACTGATAAAAGTCATTTTGATTCTGATTACCAAACACGGCCGTCACCTTCTCGGTTGGTTTAAAAAAGGACGAGATTTCCTTCTTTTCAATAAAGAGGGACCCTTTTCCATCCTTGCTATCCAGAATTTGATTGTCGGTAAAGTTTGAACCATACGATTTCGAATTGTAAAACATCGTCATGTTGCTATGTTTGACATCGTCGGTTAAGATGTCGTTTCCATCCAAGGAACGAAACAACTTCTTGGAATTTTCTGGTTTCGGCGTAAAATACTTATCCTGATACTGCGAGTAATCACCATCACTGTTCATGCCATATTTCGAAGTGTCCGACTTACTGACCACCTTGTTCTCTGTATCCTTCAACAGGAGAGTGGAGTCTTCGACGTTGGCGACCGAGAGTTCTTTAAATCCCTCTTTCTTAGACTTGTCGTTGGACATTAAATACAAGGCCCCTAACATGACTACGGGTATTGCGATTTGAGCCATTAGTATAAATAAATATTTTAATAGTATGCAGAACGATAATAATCTTTTTCGAGCATACGTGTGGGGCAATTGTTGTCAAACTTGAAAAAGAGATTGGCTTGCGGATTCAGTGGTAGAAAAGCATATTGGGCTTGCGGCTTTTCACGGAAGGTCCATGCAGGGAGCGAGGTGCGCGACTCATCGACCGCAAATGTGGTTGTTTCATAGGTGTTGGAGCGAGTTTGAGGTTTGGTATATGGAATCGCATCTCGACTCAGGGTCTTGGGTCGTAAAGACTGACTCACCTCGAAACCATTGGTCTGTAGATTGGCACCCCATTTCTGCAAGCGAACATGAACGTCATCGATGTAAGGGTTCGACATGCCATTCCCTGGGGTGTTTAAATGATAAATACCCATCTGGGTGGACTCGGTTAATTTTCGAGAGATACGGTCTGGGTCATCGTGAAATCGAGTAAACGCCATATATACTAGGTTAGTTTAAATAATTAGGGCGTTCCCGATTTAACGAGATATAAGGGTCAGGCATCATCAATGGAACCTTTTTGTAATACGAGGTTTCCTGGAGCAGGACAGGAGAGGGGGAAGCCTTGAAGGAGGTCCCTTCTAAATCCGTCGAACGTATACCTCGAAGCATAGACTCAATGTCAATGGCATTTCTGTCGAGTTGGCCCGCATAAATGGAAGGATTGGGGCCGTTGGTGAACAGACTTGGTGCGTGATTTACACCAAAGCCTCGAAAGGTATTGTAGGCAAGATGTTGTTCGTCTTTTCGTTTCTCGGATTGGTAGTCCAAGGCGGTATTCAGATTGCGTGTAGAAGCCATACTAGATAGTATATTTATATTTTTTATGCCTTGGGTGTGTTTTGTTTGTAGAGTTCGCGCGTGTCTGTGCCGACAAACCAACCCGACTCCAGGCCACTCTTCTTGACCATCACATCCTTGTCGTAAAGAGGAAAGCTCTCCAAGGGAAGATAATCGGCCTCTGACATCTGAATCACACTCTTTTTCTCTTTAAAGGTGTCCCCGAACTTGAGCTCGTTCTCGGCCGCGACATTCACGTTCCCGCGCCCTAAAAAGGGAACCGAGAGGTAAGGTCTCTGGTGAAGAGAAACCTTGATGTTGTTGGTCGTATTCTTGCTCTGTTGCAACTGGGTCGATTGCTCTACATTACACCCGTTGGGTCCGACACCATACGTGCCCCGGAAAAAGAGATTGGGCTGGCTCGTGGCAAACTCCATGGTCGTATTACAGGACTGGGTATAAGGGTTCATGAGATTGTAGTTTGAATAGTGCTGGTTCATGATGCCTTTCTGGGTATTCGTCACGGCGTCATTCCCGATTCGGCTCAACTGGTCAAATTGGAAATCCACAACACTCATATAGTTGTAAAGAGATATTTTATTTTATCCTTTACAGATTTTGTCTCGGATTTTTATTCGAGACAAAATTAAAATTTTAAATTTTAGAAGTTAGAAGTTATAAATTAAATTAAAAGATGCGTAGCGGCTTATCCGACGGCAACACCCCGTAACAGTATTTTAAAAAATCCTTGTATTCAGACTGGTCTACCGTCGTAACCGGGTTTGTATGAAACGGTCTTAAAGACTGTTCAAATTGGAATTGGTCTCCTTTATTTTTAAAGAGGTCCCCAATCTGAGAATTACTTTTGTTTTCCTGTAAAATAAATTGTTTGGTCTTGTCGTTAATACTCTTTTCCTTTTGTTCACCATAATCTTTGGGTTCAGCCGTTTTCATGGGATTGTATTTGTAGTCTTGCATCAAAACGTTGTTCATGGGATTGGATTGGTCGATGCGCTGGTAGTCGGACAATTCGGTTTCAAAGTTCTCTTTCTGGCTATGGTGAAAGAGAACGATACAACCCAACAAGATACCTCCTATCACAAGAAAGAGAATGCGATTGAAACAGGCAAATCCAATCACAGACAACACGATGATGAGTCGAGACAAAGCATTCAGGGACTGGTTTCGGTCCATCCCGTCATAAATCCATATCTCTTGTATATACCTCGAGTCAAAGAGTAAGGTTGGATTATCCCCCCAAAAGTTCATATATATACATGATTATATTTTAAGCATGATTATTTTTTGTTCTTTTTCTTCTTGCCTTTGCTCTTGGCGGGCTTGGAACCGTCTACATCCACGATAAAAGTATCGGCCGACTTCTCCGTGATAATCGGCTCAGGACCTGCTGATGGCCGTTCGGGCTTTGTTGCGGCCCGCTCCTCTCGTTTTCGCTGTAGTCGTTCCTTGGTCTTGGTAAGCTTGATATTTTCTTGAATTTTGTTGCTCATGCCCTTGAAATCCATCTTACCTCCCATCCCCATCTTACTCATCATCTCCTTCATCCCAGGCATCATCGTCATCTTCTTCATAATCTCGGCAGCTTCTTCCAGAAGTTCACTCTCTTTGAGGTCGCCCTTCTTAATCTTCGTCTCCAACGTGGTTCCGATATTCTTGACAAGCTCCATGATTTTGGTAGGATTTTTCATCAGCTGCTTCATGAACTCGTCCTTGTCTTCCACGTCGCCCAGTTCCTTGGTGGCCTCCATCGCAATCTCCTTGGCCAGCGAGCCAATCTTCCCGTCCATCAATCCTTCTAAATGGCTCTTGATTTTCTCTGGGTCTTCAAAGGGCGAACCTGAAACACCTTCCCCTGAAACGTCCTGTGGCGTAAAGAGGTCTTTCATTTCACCCATGGTCTCCATAATCTTCTTGTGCAAGTCTTCCTGATGAATGGCCTCGAACAATTTGGAGGTATCGCCAAAGGAATCCTTGTTCTCGACTTGCTCCAGCACAGCAAACAAGATGAGCTGGAGGTATTTCCAAATAGTCTTTTTCGTTTTGTCTGTAATCTTGTCGTCCATCAAGGTCTTAAAGTCAATGTTGGGCAACATGAAACGAGGGACCTCAAAGAATGTCTCATTCTCATAAAGGACCTCGAAGAAGACCTTGGGATAAAGCTCGAGACAATAGGCGTAGACTTCCTCCGTGGTCCCCAGAGGGACTTCTTTGAGCTCAGGAAAAGTCGTATACAGGTCATTGGTAAACTCCTGATAGACCTGTGAAAATTTGTCTGGAACGGACATTATAATGGAAACATAGTTATTTTTATATGTTTTTACGCGACTAAAAGGAGGGGGACTTCATGAGTAGAAATTGATTCACTACCCGTAACTGGAAATCTATATACTTCTACATTTATACCACGTGACTTTCTTACCATAATAGGGGGAAATTTCATAAATCCATTCCTTATATAGAATTTTACAGCCAAAGGAACCGAAGATACATAAATTGGATAAGCCAAACCATTGAGTGGTCTGGGTACTTTAATCAACGTCTTCAAATCTGACAGCCTTCTATGATGATTGAAAGGGGGTAAATGGAATTCATTCAATAATCCTATACATATCGCTACAAGGTGATAACCATTAAATCCTGATATTTCTGCAAAATCTTCATTAAGAGCAACTAATTTAAGCTCGACATAAGGGTCTCCTGCGTTAATTTGTCGCGTTCCTGCGGGCATTGAGGTTTCTGTGTTTTTTCTGCCTCTTTTTTTGTCTCTATGTAAAACCTCGGATGAGCTGTAGGGGATAGGAGGTATGGTGTAGAAAGAATATAAAAATACTCCTACAGCATATCCAACGTCCCGACCTAATTTGTCATGCACTTTAACTACAAACTTATTCCTTTGTTCAGAACTTAAATAAAATTGTTCATCTATAAAGCCTAGATTGAGACCACTATCAAGGCGTTTTAATTCTCCATATGGAATTGGACCCTCTTTTACAACCTCTAATTTGACTGGGACATTGCCTATATCTGTTACAAATACTGTAGAGTTTCCGGGTATAGGCAATCCACCATTTATAACATATACCGTTGCTGTGAACTCAGGAACATCTCTTTCAGGTGAGGTATTGTGCCTATTCTTTGAAGATTTACTTCTAGTGTTTTTTGGCTTTTTGATGTAAAGCTATCTTCATCTTCATCAGATTCATCGTTGGCTGTAAAGTATTCCGTCTCCGAAGCATTACTTCTTGAATTATTTGTTTTTCCATGAGTTCCAGCCTTACGTTTTTTAGTTCGGTTCAAGGGCATTATATGAATACAATAAAATAGTAAGGCTCAATACCTATCGCTTCGGGCCAGGTATATCGGCATTCCGCATTTGCTCAATCTCTTCCATCGAGTAATTCATTTTCGATTTTTTGTCTCCTTCCACCGCTTCCATGTTGGTGCTAAACGTCGGTGGCCCTTCTATCCCACTATACGTATACATTTGTCTCATCCCACCGTTTCCCTGTGGCGTCAATTCGTTGGGACTCGAGTCCAGGAAGCTAAAGTTATCGCTCATCACGCCTGACCGCTTGACGGTATCCCGACTGAGGTCAAACGGATTGGGTTCTTCGTAAAGCATCGTCTTCTCTTGCTTGATGGTATTGATTTGAGGTTTAATGTATTCTAAAATTTGATTCCCGGATAGAATTTCAAATTTAGGTTTCAACAATAAAACCGGCACACGACTAATCATCGGAGGCAACGGGAATTCCTTCCCATTCGGTAATAACACATAGGTAATGTTATTACGGACCACGCGCTTGTCGATGCATAAATAGACAAACTTATCCTGAAACCCTGCCTTGTTCAATTCTTGTAAGATGGCGGTAGAGAACTTACAAAAATGGCTAAAATAGAGTTCATGTTTAGGTGCGTCATTCATTACTATCTCTTATTTTTTTTCCATGAAAAATAAACACATAACCCAATGAATAAAAATGGATTTGTGGAATGAATCCAAAAAATGGATTTGTGGAATGAATCAATAAAATTGATTTGATTTAAATGTAAAATACAAGATATATACAATGGACTTCAAACTGAGCGAAGTGACTGAAAAGGATAACTCCCTCGAGTTTAACATTCACGGGGTAGACGTGAGTGTCGTCAATTCACTTCGGCGGGTGTTACTCACTCGCATCGAGACGCTCGTCTTTCGCGGATTTCCCTATGCTCAAAACAAATTGGAGTTTATCCGGAACAAGACCAAGTTTAACAACGAGTATCTCAAACATCGTATTCAATGTATACCCATCTTTGTCAGCGACGATACCAAGTATGAAAACTTTGTCCAGAACTTCAAGGTGGTATTGAACGTCCAGAATCATACCAATGAGCTCTTGTATGTCACCACGCGCGACTTTAAGGTCATCAATCAAGTGAATGGAAAGCAAGTCGACCCCGCGAAAGTTCGAGAGATGTTCCCACCCGACCCCGTGAGCCAAGACTTTATCCCCATCTGTGTGCTCATGCCTAAACTCACCGAAACGGATGAACCCGAAGGCCTAGAGTTGTCGCTTTCCTTTACCACAGGTTGTGCCAAAGAAGACGCTTGCTGGAATGTGGTATCGAAATGCTGTTATTTCAACCTAGAGGATGACGCCAAGGTCAAGGAGGCCATGTCCAAAATCAAGGATGACGTGGAACGTAAAGATTTCCAACTCTTGGATGCGCAACGTCTATTCCTTCCCAATCAATACCACATGGTCATTCACTCGAATGGTATCTTTGAACCGAACAAGCTTTTAACCAAAGCGTGCAACTACCTCATCGAGCGCTTTCAAGACCTGAACCTCTTTCTAAGCACACAGACGGCCGTGTCAGAGGAGCGTTATGACACGATTGAACCTTTTGCGATTTACAAAGAGGAAACCAATACCGTTCCTATTTATCATCTGCGAATTGAACAAGACGATTTTACCCTAGGTAAACTCATTGAGAATTACCTAAACTTGATGTTCCGACAGGAGTTTCTCTACATTGCTTTCAAAAAGGTTCATCCACACGACAGTCATTGTTTCATATCCTTCTCGTATCGTAATGAGGACAAGCCACTTGAGGTATTGGTTTCCTATCTGGACCAGGTGTCACGACACGTGATTGAAATCTATGAGAAAATCGCGACTGTAGGTGCTTAAATAGGATACTCTAAAATCATATAAAATAAAATAACTGGTTATCTAAATGACAATCACCTATGGTAATCTCATCCGTATTCATACGAAACAGGATACCTACAAGGAGAATGTTTTTTTTGTAGAGAAATGCAAGAGTGATGAACTTTTATTACGTGCTCAAGACCAATCGACCTTTACCTTGAAACTGAACGACCCTGAACTGGAAGACATTGAAATTGTCTATGTGCCAGCCGAAGAAGGATACGCACAACAGCACTTGTTATTTCCAGGGAAGTGGGTCGAGGTTCAATTTGATGCCGAGGGCACGGATACCATTCAAGGTAAAATTATTAGCTCGTCCGGGTTGCTTGAAATACTTACCGAAAATGGAACCTATTACATTCCCGTGTTGTATGGATTGCCCGAGGAAGTCTTTTCTATCCAAGAAATCATTCCGCCCGATATTGTCCTCCCGGAACCCGAGACAAAAATGAAGGCACGAAAGGTTGTTGAGTCGGGGGAATACAAACAAGAGGAGGAAGTAGAAACCGTGGAAAACGTCGAAGACGAGGAAGGCGAACTGGGCGAGATTGAAGAGGACGCCGAGGTTCCTCTCTTTTACACCCGCGAACAAGAAACCAATGATTTGGTGGAAAACTTACTCTTGCAAATCGATGAAAAGAAACGAAATACCTATGCCATGAAAAAGATTTACAACGTCGTCCATCGATACCATGAGCTCAAGCAAGAATACATACGATACGACAAGGGGGTCTATGCTACACAGCTTCCAAAAGACCCTTACCTGAGTAGTTTCTTACAAGGAAACCCGCTGGTCACGCCCGCGAGTCAGTCTATCAAAATCAAACATAGCACCTATGAAGATTACGACCTTCCTTCTTATTATACCGTGCTGGACGAGGCGAGCATGGAGAGAGAGTTTGACTTTAAAATGCCCGAGTTTAGTCCAACCTCTCCTTTCCTGGCATACTTACAAGCCGTGTTAAAGCCCTTCCAATCCTTGATTGTAGATAAGAATGTAGGCGCCCGAGAACATACACAAACCTATGAAGAAGTCTATTTACTCAATGAACTCTATTCTATTCCTATCGACGAACCATTTGTCTCGTCTTCTCTGGTCGTAAGACCACGTTCCTTTATGAATTCTATCCACTTGCTGGGGGACTCAGTGCTCACCCTTTCCAATCATGCCAGGGTCCCTTATTACGACCTCCTTTTTCGAAACCATGTGGATGATTATGTCGTGACAGAAGTCGAACCCTCCTTTGTATCGTCATGTGAATGGAGCAATCCGAATAAACTGACATGGTATCGGAATGAATGCACCGATTACAAAGAATACATAGAGAAGGTCATGCCTACCTTTGACGAATTCATCGATTGCTATCTCAATCGTGATTTTGTGAATTTCAGCCAAGCTCTGAAAGAGTTGGAACATTTCAAGATTTCCAAGATGGATGTTTCCTTGTATCAAAATTTGGTCAAACGAATCGAAACCAATATTCAGTCCCTCCGGACCAAGGAGCAACAGTCAAGAAAAGATAACATGAACCCAGTCGAGACAACGGTCAAGCGAGTCTCTTTTTTGCCAGAACTGACGCAGGATTATGTGGCCCTGAAAGACGATGGCTACTATTCCATGAGTGAAAAAATGAAATATGGGCTCATCGATGGTTACCAATATTACATGTTGCAATTCCTCAAAAACAAACCTCAACTGAACTTGAGCGAGGAAGAGTTGGCCCAATTTATGGAGACGGTTCAAAAAGAGTTTGAGTCACCCCAAGAAGAGGTTGTTCATCGCCATTACTTGTCAGAAGAACTCATGATGGAAGAAAAGGGACGTATTGTCCTACAAGATATCTCTTATGAGGGTAAGTACATTCCGGCAGCGGACTACTTTGCCAAGAAACTCATTGAGCGTCGAGAGCCTCTCACTTACCAAGAAATCTTGGATAAATTGAAACACGTATTGGGAGGTGACCCAGTGGAAGCCCATTTTGACAAGTCATTGGTGCAGTTCGTGAAGGAGTTTATTGCCAAGACTCGGGTGGTCAATGGAAGCAGAGCCATCAACATGGACGGTAACACGCCGTATGTATGGAAAGATACAGAGTGGGTTCCGGAGAGTTGTTCTTTGGACCCCGATAAAAAGACGGGTATCAAACTTGTAGGTAAGTGTGATGATCATAAACGGGAACAATTCAAAAAGCGAGTATCAGAAATGATTCAGTCGTTTAAAGTAGACCGTCTACGCCAAGAGGAATTCCGAAAGGTCTCGCTAGAGGATCCCATTCATAAAAAACGATTACAGTCCATTCAACAGCGTAAACTCTTGTCGGACCTTGTGTATGAAAACGAGAAAAAGTTCTACAAATCCTTGGAACAGCAACAGGCCAATGCCACACCCGTGTCTCCACATCTGGAATTGCGGAAACGTATCTTGATGGAATCCCAGCTGGAATTGAAATACAAGGCGCTACAACTGTTTATTTCTCTCTATACCAAGGTAGGCACAGACCCCAATTGGTTTTATTGTATCGAAACGGGCGTCAAATTGGTTCCCGCGTTTCTCTTGGAAATAGCCGAAGCCTTTTTGCGAAAAGACGACTACGTGGATACCCTACAGCGAATCTGCGACCGCCAGGGCGTCCTCAGTGACCAAGGAGACTATTATGTAGACAAACACAGTGGTTATCCCATTAAAAATATTACGTTTGATGATGGTGAGGATTATACCGAAAATGGGTTCAAGGACATTTACCATGAAGTGATTGCCACGGACGAAGTCTTTGAAAAGGAAATGACGGAAGATGAACAAATTCAAAAAACTTCTCTTCTTACCCTAGTTCGTTACACGGGCTTTGTGTTGGAAGAAAACGAAACACATGAACTGATGGAACGCATCCGAAATTCGACCTTGCTCGCTGGCATTGAAAAGAAAAAAGGTCGAGAACAACAACAGATTTATTTGTATTCCTTGATCACCCATGTCCTTGTCTATTTACAGACGATGGACCGAAAGAAAGGCGCATCCCCGATGCCTCACTGCAAGCGAAGCTTGGCCGGGTTTCCACTCGAAGATGAGGAGAAGCTGGGAGGTCTCGAATTTGTGGTGTGTATTGCGATGGAACTGTCAAAAGGAACCACGCTACCGTGGGCAGCCTTCAAGAAGGTTCCCAAAGATAACCTTTTGCAAATGTCCGTGTCTTTCCTTAAGAAATATGTTTTAGAGATACAAGAGGTCAAAGACCAACTCCAGTTACGGCGTGAACAAGTCGTGGTAGAAGAACCACAAGAAACGGAAACCTTTCCATGGTATAGATTCAGTCCGAGGCTCTATCCATTTATGCCCTTGAATGGAAACTCAACCCTTCCATCGATTCAACAGCAGGTGTTGTCGTTTCGGATTCAGCACAAAATCAATGAACACGTCAAGTCGCAAGATGCGTTGTTGCCAAACCGCCTCGTGAATACATGCTGTTACGAAAACAACGATACCCTAGATTACTTTCTCAAGCATACCTCGGTGGCGACCGAACTTTCCCAGTTTAAAAAACTTATCCAGGCGTCTCATCGACAGGAAGACCTTTTACAATCCAATCTCATGTATTCAGCAAAGCCCACCCAACGGCGCATGGTTCAAATGACGGGAACCATCGAGGACGAAACCATCTACAAAGGTATCATACAATGGTTTTCGATGGACTCTGAATTCAAAGAGCCGAATGAACTGAAGAAATACGGGATTACAATGCCACCTGATTACAACAAAAAGGACAGCCTTGCGGTCAAAATAGACAAACTCAAACGTGTCAAACCGATTAGCGAGGAGCTCTTTATGGAGATGCTCAAGGACCATTCTCTTAAAATGCTGAAATTTGTCTCGGAGGACAAGGCCTCTACGGTCGTGGTTGAACATCCCATCGACCAATGGATTCGAGGCAAAAAAGACAAGGAATTGATTGACTATTGCGAAGAAGAAGCCGAGAAAAAGATTTTGGCCATTCTCGGCACCGTGAAAGAAAAAATCTTCCAGAAAAAATACGAAGATTGTCTACGTATCAATCAGCGGTTTAAATCTGAAAAGAAAAACGGGTTCCTACCTGCAGACCTGGAACACACGACCTTCATGTCCAAAATCCTGTGGAATAAAATCGAACTTATCCTTTTTATTTTACCCCAAAAGTTACATCATGCCTCTAGCTTTTACAACGGCAAGGTCAAAGACCATATGATTCCGACGCGATGGAATTTAAATCATAAACACAAGAAGATGCTGGAGGAATATGTAGAACAATACGACGGTTCTATGTATTCCTTTGTCTCGGACCCAGAAGTGTTGAGCGTGTTGGACAAATGGCAGAAAAGGGAACCTACCATGCATTTCGCGCGTTGGATAAAGTTAAAGATGTCTCCCAAGAGCAAGCGTAGTTTGTATCATTACATCTATGTCTCTCTCTTGTATGAGTTGAATACCACGGACCGATTGAAACAGTTTCTGCGCGTGTTGATTACTCTTTTGAACGCAGAGGACAAGACTGCCCTGAACTTTGACCCGACCTATATCAATTATCTTTCAGACATGTCGAAGAAGTCCGAGGTAGAGATCAAGACGGATACGTTAAAGCAGCTCACCAAGGAAGCACGCAAGGCTCAAAATACCCTGAAAGAGTTGAAATTAGGAGAATGGGGTCTGGGTCTGGGGAAAAGTATTTTTAAATACGACAAGAATGTCTATGAAGATGTATACGAAGAAGCCATGAAAATCGAAAAGGGTATGGATAAAACGGCAGAAGAAAGCGAAATTTTCGGAACCTACGGATTAGACGATGGCGAGAATAAAGAAGGAAATGACGGAGACGAATATTTTTAAATATTCGCTTAGTTATAGTAATGGATATAAACCGTATCGTCTTCATTCTATTTCTCTATCTTGTTCTGTATATAGGATTGGTCCTCTTGAAACCGAATATCCTCTATGAAAGAGGACAAGACATGTTACGACCGTTTGGCGTAGGGTATAAAAATACCACCATTTTACCTTTATGGCTCGCGAGCATATTGCTTGCTATTTTCTCTTATTTTGTAGTGCTCTATGTCATCCATTTACGTTACCAGACCATCTTTATCGCGGCATAATCTTAGGTTCGATTAAAAATAATGTCAAAAGCACCGCCTTTTTTCGTCGAACAACCCTCGTTCATCAACGTGTTGGTGCTGACCAATACAGAGAGTATCCCAATCAACATGAACCAGACAAAAAAGGCAACATTATCCTTTAGCAAGATACAGTAATAGAGTTCCTTCAGCGTGCTCTGTTCAATCTCGGCCGTGAGTAACAACATTTTCAAAGTTCCCGTGAAGGATTTCCACACAATTTCTCCTTTCTCATTAAAGAACACGTCACTTATATCGAGCTCTTGAATAAGGGTGTCTCGGTCGGAATAAAGAGAGTCCAATGCTTTCAAGAGTTGGAAGTTGGTTTGGTCACGTTCTGCATCCGCGCGGTTTTCCACGGTAAAAATCTTATCCATCGTTTCTTTGAGACCATACATGTATGCTGCCGAAGACCCGAAAGTATTTGAAAACAAACGAAGCCATCCAGGAAATATACTGAGAGAAACCGAAAACAGGACAAAAATAGCCATCCAGGGCACAATCGTGGCATAGATGGCTAGGTTGAAGTCGGATTGTCCACACAATTCAGGCAACGAGGTCAGGTAAATATTGATAATGAGTTGAATCACAAAACTCAGCACGACAAACGCAACCATCCACGTGAGACCGTTCTCCGGATAATACTTGAATTTTAACACAAAGAACAAAAAACAAAAAGAGATGTAATTGACTAATCCAGTATTGGCCAAATTGCCGAGTGAGCTCATATTTGTAGTATACTATTATATTTTTTAGTCGAATACTACAAATATGAATGAACCCTCGTTGGTGGAACCCACGATTAAAAAGGTCTTGAACTCTGAGTTACGAATGAGTAACGAGTATAAGTTTGAGCAAAATAGCCTACTGTTAAATCTGGGTCTTTTTATCGTGTTTGTCGTCTTCTTTTCTTTTATCCTCTGGTATTCTTACAAAGGGAAACAAGACCCTTTTCTAAAACGAGAGAAAGACAAGAAAAAGAGAGAATATATCCTGTCCAAATTACAGCATTATCAAAAAATGAAACAGGAAGTTTTTACGAACATTCCTTTTTAAGATTATCCTCCGTCTTTATAATGGAGTATAAAGAAAGGGTCAATTCCTATTACAGGGATAAATCAAAACAAGAGGCCACGGCCAAATGAAAGGGTGTCTCTATCAAGATGGTCCCGTTTGACCGAATCCCTCATCAAGACCTACGTAGTCGCATGCAAGAGCTCAAGACGATTATCCAAGGCTTGGCAGAAGTTTTGAAACGATACGAAATGGATATTTCCTATGATTTACATGATACGATACAAGAATTTGATAACGTAAAACTACAACTAGACCAAGCAAAGGCTCAATACAATGAATTGTTGGGCACCCGAGACAAGCGAGAGGCTCTCTTACGCGATGAATATATCAAAGCAGAGGACGCCTTGTCTCGGCTTGTGGATACCTATCGAAAGACAGACGACGTTCAAGAGAAAAAGGACATTTACAAGCAACAACGTCCGTTCCAGCAAAAGCTATTGTCTCGGTTTATGCGAGAGATGAAAGAAGACGGAAACGAGTTTCGAATGTTTACCTTGTATCGTCCCGTTCAAGAAATCAAGCTATAAGGATTAAAATATACAACTACACTAATGGGAAAGTATATCGATTTCAGATACTTTCTGGTGAGTTTAGCGATTGGGTTGCTCTACATTTACATCTCCGATGACCATCGAAAAGTCATGGTCCTTTATCCTACGCCTGACAACATTAAAGAATACCAATACAAGGACAAGACGGATACCTGTTTCTCTTACGAGTTCAAAGAAAAGGCCTGTCCGTCTGACGCTTCGCAATATCACAGCATCCTTCTACAAAAATAAAGGCCTATTCTAATGATAGACCTCAAACGTTTCCTCAGTAGCCGAACCGGCGTGATTTTAATGTCGATTATCTTAGGTCTTGGTCTATCTACCTTGTTTCGCATGAGTTGCAACTCGCGCAGTTGTATTGTCTATACGTCCCCGGATTTTGACAAAAAGAAGCTCATCCAATACAACAAGAAGTGTTACGAACCCACCGAGAAGATGGTGACCTGCGACCCGAACAAGAAAACGGTCGATGTTTGATAATGTGTAAGAATTCGCGTTTTAGAATACTTGTTTATCTATTATGGAGAACACAACCAACATCAATGACCTACCCATCGATAGCAACCCACCAAGCCATACTCAGTTACCCGAGGAACATATGCAAATGCAGGCGCATCGGATGGACGATGTCTCCATCTATCCAGAGAGACCGCAACAAAAGCATGTGAGGTTCGAAGAGGAAAGTTCGCCGGTCAAGGATACGCACAAGGTGATTCTGTTGGCCATGTTGTTCTTC